TCACTCCGTTTCTGTCAGCCGCGTCCATAGTGAGCGACAGGTAATGTGGTCTCATGTGGCTATCCTTTATTTGATATTATTTTTTCTTCATCGGGCATTTCTTGCCAGCCTGTTGCTTCTTGCCCACGTTGCTCGTTTTGCGCTGTGCGCTTCTTCTCGCAGGCCCGGTTCCATCAGGCACTCCTGCTGTCTTTCCCATGATAACCCCTCTTTGTGATTTTGCGGTGGCCGTGTTATTCGTCGTCAGGACCGTTCTCGGGCGCGTATACAACTTTTTTCGGTTTCGCCGGTTTCGCCGGTGCTTTTTGTACTTCCGGTGCTTCCGTGGTTTCTTCAGCCGCGGGCGTCACTGCATCTTCTTTTTTCTTCGCCATGATAATCCTCGCTTGTTATTCGTTCACCTTCTCGAAAATATCGTTGACCTTATCATTGATGTCATCCAGCTTGTCAATAATATCGGAAAGATCAATCCCGCCCCACAACATCACTTTCTTCCCCAAGCAATTCGGGCAAGTAACCACGGTGATCTCTTCCGCGCTACCCGAGCTAAAATTCCTGCGGGTTAATTCACCCACACCCTTGCACTGTGGACATATTCTGTAAAGTTTTTCTGGCATGGTCACTCCCCTACAAGATAAAGAGGGGCCTTGTGGGACCCCCCCGTTATCATGTTACCTGGATTAAGCGCCGCCGATTGTAACATTAGGCAGGAAGTTGTGGAAATTATTCTGCCAACTGTCATTTGTCTGGGCGTTCGTCACACTGGACCATGTAGCGGTTTCGAAGATGTAATTGCCGTTCACATCGTTGTAGTCGCCATTGGTAGCCGAATAACCAACCGTATCAATACAGGTGGTCATGGTGCTGAAATGGTTTCCGCTGATGAGACAGCGCCGGCACGGAAGGTAGATACCCTTCGTCACCTTGTCGGAGAAATAGTTGTCAACGATTTCCCAACCGGTTGCCGAAGTGTTAGGCGCCGATGTTGCCGAAATACATTCATCCATCCACGTAAAGTGATTATTGTAGATTTTTACGTATGCCGGACAGCCATTGGCTTTAATGGCATATTTGGCCGTTGCTCCGGTGGACTTGAAGGTATTGTTATCAATTACGATTGAATCCGAATCATCTGATACTGTTTCGGATATATCGATTGCAATGCCCGTAGTCGCACCGTCTGGACGGAAGGAGAGACCAGACACCCGAGACCCCCTCGCTCCGGAGAGCGTGAGAATCGTTGTGTCTGTATCCGCAGTCCATCCACCTGATCCGGGACCGAACCCTTCGCCAAGAAAGGTTATCCTGTCAAGGGTGCAAACCACGGACTCATCATAATCGGTGGATGTGCCTTTGATATGGATAATGTCGCCGGCTGATGCCACGGCTACTGCTTTTGCGATTGTTGCGAAAGGCTTTTCTGTCGAGTTGTCCTTGGTACTGTTGCCATCGCTACCAACACCGGTAGTATTGTCAACAAACCAATGACCTCCGAAAACTTTACCTGAATTCGGAAGCGGGACACCGAAACTTGAAACGCCATTGGTAAAATTCGTAAAACCCATTTCGCCACCTCGTTTTTAAAGGCAGAGGGCAGCCGGGCTAAAGCTGCCCTCCAGCGTGTTTAAGTTGTTACGGTATGACATCAACCTCCGGGTGATCCGAAGATTCCGCGCCTGTCGGTACAGCCAAATGAATAACGACTCGTTGCCTTGAACTTCGCGTTTTCAGTATCGAAGTCGCTGTCGGCACCGAAGTCATCAGCCCGGCGTTCATAATGCTTCATCCCGTCAGGGGCATCAGTGATTATGAACCATGCGTCGGCGTCGGTGAGATAATGATTTGCATGGACGCCGCCGGGGAATTTCCCCGTAGATTTCAGGATATTTTTGTCGTTATTTGCGGTACCACTCTGCAAATCGGACGTGAGAATGCGACCGGCCTCGAACTCGAGTTGAATAGGAATAATGAGCCGAAGCGGACGAACCGCTATTTTCATGCCGCGGTCATCCTCGAAATCACCTATATCGATACAGGCTTGCTCAAGGGCTGTCTCCGAAAGGTCAGCGGCGGTTGCAAGCTCATTCGCCCACGTGCCACCGGTTATGTTCTCGTGGAGAGCAGAACAGAGTTCCACGCCATCGGGACCAACATAAGAATTGCTGAAGGCGCGGTTTAAGATGTTTGCGCCAACGACTTCTTTCGTCTGCCGCATTGAGAATGCAAGCGCACGAGAGCGCCGTTTCGCCACGACATCATAAAGATTGTCGTCAACTGCGTTACGGGTTATAATGAAGCCTTTCCCATATTCGATATGGGTATAGCGTTGAACATATCCCTGTACCTGCGTGTCATAAGAAATGCTCTCGCCCTCGGTTTTTACCTCGGCAAGACCAAATCCTGTCAGACCAACTTCCTCTTCGAAGTTTCTCGATGACTTGTTGAACGCAAATATCTGGGGGTATTCTGGGCTATGCTCATCATAGGCCATCCCGTACCAGGCAGAGACGCCAGGGTACAGCGCCTTGGTAATAGTGCCAGTTAAGATAGGAGGCATTTTAAAACTCCTTGTGAGAATAGATGGTTAATGCATCGTTACACGCCGGCAGTAGCATTGCCGCGTAACGAATGCAGGTTAATGAGAACATCCCAGAAAGCATTGACGCCAATTGCATTATCGAGTAGCTGTGTAAGCCCAAGGATAAGGAACTGGTAAGTGGCATCCGCGGAAGGTGCGGTGGTTGTACCCGCATCCATCTCGGCGCCTGAAATTCCTGTGGAAGTATTGACTGTCGATGCGTTGATGAGAACCGAGTTCAAGCCAACAGAATCGGCGGTAAGTGCGGCACCGCCATCATCCTGAATCGTGAATATGGCATTGGGGTCAGCAACAACGTAACAATAGTAATCATCGTCTTTTGCCGCGGACGCTCTGTAAACCGTGTTGAGGTTTGAGCGTATGGGTTCGAATGCGGCAACAACACCGGTGATTTTGTATGTTGCGCCTACTGTTGCAATGTCACAAGACGGAACGCCATCATCATCGGCACTGCCATTCCAAAGAATGGGGTCGCCGATTCCAATGGCGTTCGTGACTGCGGCCTTTACCACAAACTTCATGACTTGGCCGTTATAGGGGCTTCCATCGAGTATTCGTACAGCCTTGAGTCCACAAGGGGTATTAGAATTTGCCATCAAATTTACTCCTTGCTAAAACTACTAAGTATTTTTGACAGATACCTCCCCGTATTGACCATCCTTCTTGTCGGTTTTAAACATTGTTGCTTCTTTGCGCTTGACGCTTTTCATCTTCTCTGCTTGATCCTCTTTATAATATTCCTCTTTGATCTCCATGAGATAAGCCTTGACGCCATGACCGACTTGTTTAGATACGGGAGTACCCATCTGTGAGTCGGCACCAGCCTTTTGTGTAAGACCTCCAAGATCGACATCCTTGGTCATTACGGGTTCCCACCACGCGGCCTTGAAGTTGGTAAGACGCCCTTCGGTGTCATTAACCCAACGTCGGACATAACCGGGTCTTTTGGGAACATTCAAAAGGTTTTGCGTGCCAACGGGAATGCGTTTTTTCCTGACGCTGCTTGCTGGCGCACTCTGCACCTGGGGTTTTTGTACTTCCGCACTCTGCGGGCTTAGGTCTTCAGTGTCAATTACTTGTGATTCTACGGTTTCCGACACTCCGCCGGGCTGGTTTTTAACGCTTTTTCTATTCATCTTTTTCCTCATTTGTCATTTCGGTTACACAAATATGTTATATCAATATCATGTATTTGTCAAGCTTTTATTGATTTTATCCCTGACTTTGATAGCCTTTCAGGTAGTCTTGGCGGGTAAATCCAGGCGTCATGGCGACAAACCGATCACACATTTCCTGAGCCTGTTTAGGCAAATCACTGTAGGAAATGCTGCCGGCCTGCTGATCATCTCCGGAGGCGTTCACTGCCCCTGCTTCTACGGAAGGCACGCTCAATTTCTGTGCCGCTTTCTTTGGGGGTGGGTCCGCTGCCGGCTCTTCGGTACCCGGTAAATGTTTCGTCATCTTCTCGTCAACGATTACGAGGATTTCACTGAATGGCGCATCCGGCATTTTTGCCCGCGCGTTCTCGGCATAACGATCCGCGTATATGGCTAATTGGGCATCGTCTTCGTACCAGGCGTGCTCTTCCTGCCACGTTTTTACCGCCGCCTGATCCTCTGCCTTTGCCTTTTCAGCTTGCGCCGCATCATCGACTTTCGCGGATTCGACATCGACATCACTTATTTCCTTGTCGATTTCATCCACCAGGGGTTCATCCATGTCTCTGATTGCATCGCTGCGCCGTTCCTCGAGTTGCTTTTTAAGCTTTGCCAGTTCAGCGGCATGTGCCTTGTCGGAAAATACTTTGTATTCACCAACGGTTTTCTTGATGTCCTTTATGTCCTTACGAAGATGTTCGTTTTCGTCGATCTTGTTTACCTGCCGAACATTCCGAATGAATTCTTCGGCGCTGACCCATGGCCGCGGCTTGCCGTCCCTATCGAGTTTTGGCGTGTAACTCTTTTCTGGGAGCCATCCCCACTCAGCAGCGACTTTCTCGATTGCGGGTATTTTTTCCGCCTCATGCAAAGGCACTCGCTTGGCGACTTTTTCATCCTGCTTTCCCTCAGGTTTTTCCTCTGGGGCCTTTTCCTCCGGCTCTTTGGGCTTGTCCTCCACAGGCGCTTCGCCGGTCGGAAGACCAGCAGCCGCATAATCTTTTGCGGCTGAGAATTCAGCTACCATACCCTGCCCTTCAACTTCTCCTTCAACTTCAATTTTATCTGCCATCTCTATACATCTCCGATCTTGATCTTAATTTCTGCGCTCTTGTTTTTCTTTGCAACGAGCTTGTTGAATCTCTCTTCATCAAACGGCAGGCCATCGTCAACGGCAAGAATGTCCTCGTCGTTCAATAACCGGAAACCAATCTTTCGGTTTCCTTCTTCGGGGGCATTCTGCTGAAACGGTGATCCGCCGTATTTGGCGAAGACAACCTTCTGCCCTTCTTCAGCCCATGGAGTGCCACCCCAATCGACCCATGCTCTTTCGCCAGCGGCCACAAAATACCCTGTTGTCATGGCAAACTGCACAGCCTGACGTGCATCATCTGGGATAATTATTCCGCCTTCTGATTTTTCCTCGATCTCCATCGTCTTAACAACAACTCTATTTCCAACTGGATTTACCATCTCATTGCATCCCCTCTTTAAGTTCTTTTCTTGCGATGTCTTCTCCAAAAATCGTTTCAAGTACCTCCTTCATGCCATCGATTTTCCCCACCACACGTGCCGTCCGAAGCGCGGTTCCATCCACGCTGTCCATTTCAAGTATACCACCTGATCCTGCTCTTATACGTTCCTCTCTAATCTTTCTCCGTATTGCTTCTCTTGCTCTCTGCGCTCCAAGTGTATCTGCCCATGACGAAAAATCTTCTGGTGACATACCAAGATAACTATTCATCTCCTGCCCTCTCTTAAATCTCCAACACTGGTTGGTCGGTCTTCTTCTTCGGTGCCGGTTCCGGTACCTGACCGCCCTTATCTTTAACATCTGCCGACAAGGCTTCAACACTTGCCTGGTACTGTGCAATCTGGTCGCCAACCTCTTTTGACTCCGCCTCGGCCAACAATCTTATTGAATCAGCTTTCAGGTGTTCGATCTCAGCGTCTACCTTGTCGAAGTTCGCCATTATCTTTGCTCTTTCGAGTTCGGCTTTCTCGCCATCGATCTCCACCTTTCGCTCTTCCGTGTCGAGTTTTCGGGTTTCGTTCACCTCTTCTGGTGTCGGTCCCTGGTCCTCGACAGTAAGTATCTCGTCAATGTTCTTTATTCGAAGCGCCTCGAGTATGGTCCTGTATATCGCCATGTCGTTCAAGCCCTGACCAAGAAGCTCTTTTAAGCTCTCTGCCTTGGCAAGCACAAGGACTTCTGATATTTCTTCCGGATCGCTTACCGGGGCAATGTCGGCTGACTTGGATTCGTAGTCTGTTTGCGCAATGGCCTGTTCGTCATCGGCAACGCCGAAATAAACATCGTCATCGAGATACAGGGAGTTGAGATGATAGAGTTTGTTGTATTCTTCGGCCAGGGAACGGTGTATGCGCTTGTAGACTGCGCTGAATACCTTCAAGCCCTGTTCTATAAGCGCAACAACAGTTGTGGCCGGCACGTTCGATCCGGGCTGCTCACCCGTGAGGACATCAGTGATGTTGGCAAGCCTGTCAGATGAATCTATGATGGTTCCAAGAAGAGACATTAATGCCGTAGAAGGCCCCTCATTCTGGAACTCGAAGATATTCTTTTTAATGTCCTCGCCATCGTTTATCACTCGAAGGTATTCACCGGGAGCATATCTGATTTCGCCACGGACATTCTCAACGAGCTTGAGCTTGTTTCCAATAAGGCCGCCGCCGGTATTCTGGCGTGTACCCGCATCGATGAGTTGATTGATAAGGGTGTTGATAATATCGTTCGTGGTGCCGAGAAGCGTTCCCCAGCCGATACCATAGAACGTGCCGTTCATTGACGGAATAAAGATAAAGGCTGTAAAATAATGGATGGGTTCGATTTTAACGATCTTGGTGCCGGCTTCGTTGGTGATAATGCCTTCTTTTTCAAATCTGGCAACGATACGGCAGACCTGATGGCTTTCTTTATGCACCGTGACGATGTACGGCTCTTTGTACCCGTCGTCATCGAGATCAAGCCACCTGTGCTGTTCCAAGAAAACGTGTGCGGCATCGGGATCGGATGAATCGGCCTCTCCGTTTGCAGTTGAAATCGGATATTCGAATTTCCGGTACATGCCGCCGTTTATCCGTTCCGTTATCTCGTTTGGGTAAAGCGTGAATATGTGTGTGATTCTCGGTGCGTTTTCAAGGCTCTTGGTGTACATATTTACGCACACATCTTTTGCCATGCAGAATTCTGACTTATTTCGTTTTGTGATGGGATTGTAATACGTTTTCTTGAACGTAGTGCCGTCAATAGGAAGAGAGATAAGCATTTTGTCCGTATCGCCTTCCCATTCAACCATTTCCTCTTTAAGCTGATAACTCATGTGGGCGCCAACACGATCCGCTCTTTGCTGCTTCTTTCCATCAACATCTCTGCCAATGACCTTGCCCTTGACAATATCACGGCCCTTGACGATGTTCGGGTACGCCCTGGCATTGAATTGTATCGCCGCCTGTGAGATAATTGGATATGTGATATTCGAACACCCAGCCCATGGTTCTGACTTTGGTTGCTCTTCAAGCGCCGCAAGCTTTTCGCCCGCAACAATCTGTTTCATCCAAGTTTCACGGCTCTTTTCGTCGATGTCATATTCCGCAATAACCCTTTCGGCAATGCCGTTTAGCTCGTTTTGGTCCATGCCATGTTCTTCAGCAGCAATATTTACGTAACCGAGAAGCACATTCGGCTCAAAATTCCGTTTCTTTTTAAAGAAATTCATTATAATACCCCTCAATATCCTGTTCTTGAATGAGTTATGCGCTTTTCTCTATAACTTCTATCTTGATGAGCACTGTTATCGAATTCATTGCCCTCCAACATAGCGACCTTGAAAGCAAAGGTATGTATCAGGGCTTCACCGCAATCCGGACTTGATAGACCGCGGCTTTTCATATCAACTTTTCTTTCAATCTGCACCTTCATCTTGGGATTGTACCCGTAATGCGGACCACAGAGATCATCTTTCAGTTCCACATCATCGATAATTGAGCCATGAGCGAGCCAATCCTTTGTTTCTCCGTACATCTGCGCCCGTTTGTTAAAATATTTTGGATCGGTTGATCGTGCGCCGGCATTCACTTCTTGTACGAACCGCCCCATCTGGATCAACCGATCACAAACTCCGGCCCCAATTCCCACGACATCAACGAAAGTGTAAACGGGGAAACGTCGGTACTTGTCCTGCATTTCGGCAAGATACGATGCAAAGTCCATAGTGCTTAATTCACGATACTTCTGTATTTCCAGCATTTGTAACCCCTGACGCACAACGATACAGCTTTGGTCATCGCCAAACCGTGCGGGGTCACCACCGATGAGGATGGGTGCGTATTGATATTCTTTCTCTTCATAATTGCGCCTTGCTGCTTCTTCAACAAGGTCGGTGCCGATATACTGTGACGATGACGTTCTGGGAAATTGTCCCTTCACGCGTACCCGGACAAAATCGCTGTCTTCGCCATAATCCTCAATCCACCTGTCAATCTGCTTCTTCTGCGTCATCTTTGCCGTGCGGCTGTCAATCTGATAAGTCTTCCACCACCGCTTGAACTTGCCAAAACATTCGCGGAACCTGCCAGTGGTCTTCGTGGGGTTGCCGAGAACGAGCCACATCGACCCAGGCTGAGTCATAGCCCCTTCTGTCACTTCCCATATAATATCGGCAATTGCAGATGCCTCGTCGAAAATCACCAATACGTTTTCTTCATGCGTACCGGCGAACGCTTCCGAGTTCTGCTCGCTCCATGGCATTGCAAAAGCTTTCCACGTGCTTGCTTTCTGGGGGTCCTTAAAATAAAAAGTGGTCGCTGTCCATTCAAACCAGTGACCATTAATTGCGAGATTATTCCATTTCGAAAGCTCTCGCCATGTCTTACTCAATAACTGCGTTTTCGTGTTACTTGTGACAACGATAAGCGGGAATGCTCGGCAGGACATGAACCATCCGATGATCCACGACGACAAGGCACCTTTGCCGATTCCGTGACCGCTCACCACGGCTATCTGTACCGGGTATTCTTTGTTCCGGAACTTCTCGCCGATGTCCTTCAGAACTTCTATCTGCCACTCATCCGGACCATCAAATTCCTCTAACCGCGTTCCTTTACGGCCCCAGGGGAACGTATAGTAGACGTACCCCAGGGGATCGTTGTAAAACCGCGTCATGTCCTGCGCAATGCCTTCATCTGTTGAAATAGCCTGGCCTTCTGGCATTATTTCTCCGCTTTGCTATAATGACGTTCAACGTTTTGGTACAACTCAACAATCTCCGGGAACCCGGCTTCTCTTACTATTTCCTGAAGAATGCCATCGGCTTTTTTGTGGCCGTTCAGGTGAGTTTTAAATGCTATTGCATCGTGCATCGCCACCACCCATTTAACTCTTTTCCCGGCGATGTCTATCATAATTCCTCGCTTGTTATATATCGCATTTTAATGATTTCGTCAAGTATTATCCTAAATATTGGTGGAGGCGACCGGAATCTCACCGGTGTATTGCCAACTTCAGCAATCGAATTTATTCGCCCCCACTATTATTACTCAGCAGCCGTCTCTGTGTCGGGCTTGCGGGTCACTCCGTGATCAAATCCCAAGCATAAAAATTCTTCCAGGCTTACGCCGTAAAGCTCCGCAATTTGCTTTGCGACATCCAGCCGCACAATGGCACCAGCTACGTAATTACTGACGCATGTGTCGCTTACCCCCAGCGAATAGGACAATCCTTTGGCGTCCCGCAAAGACCGACAGTTCTTCTTTTTCCGCATCATTTTCAAAAACATCGGGGTCAAGTTCTTGTACCCATACACCGTTTCTACGCCCTCAACGACATGAATAACCTCAATAGCGTCGTAGTCGTTGATCGTATTCAGCTTTTCTTCCCATCTGTGCTTCCTTGTCCTCACGGGTTTCTCGGGAATCACTTCGGGCTGGTCCTCGGCTTTGATTTCTTCTGTCGTTGTACGATCTGCCGCAAGCCGTATAAAACCACCCGGTGTCTTCTCTATTCCGGGCAAATCGGTCATATATCTGTCCAATTCGCCTTCTTCGGTTATTTCAAGCACGGTTTCCGACCTACCCGTTGCCCCATCTGTTCCCACGAGAAGAACACAGCCAAAGCTGGTCTTCACGTTCCACGTTATAATCGGTTCAGCCCCATCTGTTTCACCAGCAATGCGGTTCCTAATCATCTCAACACCTCTTCCTTTTCATCAATCTCAAACGTGACTTTGCCCGTCACAAGTAAGCCATCGTGAATCATTGTGACGGGAATCATACCTTTCTTTGCAAGCATTTTCAGACCATGATCAATTAACCTTTCGGCAATCCTTGATCCTTTCTCGCGCTCACGGGCTACCTTGTCGCCAATCGTTGTCTTGTCTGCCCTCATCATGGCTCCAGCGCCGGCCGTATCTACTTCAGGGCACCTGTCCGCCATAGTTTTCTGTATCTCGTTCAACGCATCAATAAACGCAGCCTGCTCTTCCAGAGACGGTTTATTTGTAACCCTGCCAAGCGCCGCCTGTATTTCGTCAATACCTATATCAAGCGGCTTTGCTATTTCATCCGCTGTCTTGTCCTGACCATCGATTTTCACGAACTTGTCAATGAATTCACCGCATCCGCTCGGGCATTTACCAAGGGACCCAAGGCTCCACCACAGCTTCGCCGTCATCTCCATGCCGCACTTCGGGCATCTGTATATGTCCATTATCTCTCCCTCAACCCGGTCCATTTACCGTTTTACTCTCCATGGCCTTCTCCAATTCTTTTACAAGCCTTCCAGTTACAGTTTGCCGAGAATCCGCCCA